TTCAGGGGTCAGCGCCATTTCAAATCACCACCCTATCCACCACAATGAATTTTTGCCCGCCGTCCTGCCGCAACAGCAAGACGAAATCCCCTTCCTGAAGGCCGTTGTGAACCACCATCGGCACATCATGGGTTCCCGAAACGCTGTGTCTGTGGCCTTCACTGGAACCCGTGGAAAAGTTCAGGGCAATCGTGGCCTGAACCATGTAATCCGTGACGTTGCGGGTCAAGATCAACAGATCTTCGTCAATCGTCAACCGCTGTTCGATTTGGATTTGAAGAGGTGATTCGTTGACCACTTCCCCGATCATCCACGTTGAAGGGCTTGAATTGTTATAGGCTTGCATTGCCGCCCTTTTGATAGCTTGAACCAGATCAGCCAGCGAACTCACCCCCTCTTAATTTCAGGGTCATGGTGTGCTGATTGTTCCTGAATGTGTGGGTACAGGTTTCAACCAGCATCCAGTTTGATATTTTCATATCATGCAGGGTCAGCCGAACAAGAACCATGCAACCAGCACGAACGCGAACGTCACCGATCACACCCCGAAGGGTCAGCGCCTTGTTTTTCGCGTTGTACAGCTGCAAAAGGGTGTTCGCCTTGTTGCTTGCGTTGGTCTTTTCGTCTATTTTTTCAAAGTAGTGCAGGGAACCCCACTTCTTTTGTGTGGCTTTATCCTGCGCAACAAAGGCGGTTCGGGTTCCGTCATCATCGTGAACCAGCTTGATCACGTTATAAACCCCGCTGTCAATCGTGGATGAATAATCGAAATCTTCAGCCGATTCAGCGTCAATCAACAGGCCAATTTTCATATTGACCGATTGTTTCAGGGTCAGCTTGCCCGCCTTGTCATACAGGCAAAACAGGGTTCGATTGTTGGTCAGGGTGATTTCCAAGCCATCCTGTATCATGTCCAACAGGGTTTTGTTGTCCATCAGGCGGGCCGGGATAACATATCCCGTTTCTTCAATCGTTCCCGTGGTAATGCCATAATCCTTGGCAATCAAGTTGATGATTCCCGAAGCCGTGTCCTTTTTGAAATAATAGGTGTCCTTGTTCAGCAAATACCGAATTTGATCATAGGCCGTAATTTTCACAACGCTGGATTTTGTATGACCGAACGTGAAAATGAATCCATAGAACATGACCTTCTTTTTCACGGTCAGCTTGACGGGGTTTCCCTCTTCAATATCCAGTTTCTTGTCCCACAGAATTGAAAATTCCAGCTTGCCGGGGGAACCTTTGCGTTCCGTGGTCAGGGTGACGGAATCAACCACTTCGGGGATGAAACCTTTATGACCGTTCTGAATCTCAATTTCAAGGTTCAGTTTCAAGTCACCTTTGATCAAGTTCAAGGTCACTTCTTCAGCCATCAGGAATCACCCCCTATTTCTTCAACATCAGTTTGTTGCCCAGATTCTTTGCGGCAGGTTTAATCACTTTGGTTGTGGTCTTGGGGGTTGTCGCTTTCTTGAAAAAGTCGGTCACCTTCGTCACAACGGTTTTCACCGTGTCCGCAACCTTTTTGGCCGTGGTTTTCACCTTGTCCACAACTTTTTTAACCGTGGCCGGAACGGTTGTCTTATTCGCGGGCCGTTGGCTGATTTTGCCTTTGACCACATAATAAGTCGTTCCGTCAACGATAATATCACCCGTCCATGTTCCAGCCGCCTTTGTGATAGCTGCCTGAACCGAAGTGGCCTTGACGGACAGGGTTGACATTCCGGGAATACAAACCTTATAGGTTTTTGTTTTCCCTCCACCACTTGAACCATGACCCCCGCCGCCTGAAGAACTTGGCTTAGACGGGGCCGTTGATTCAATCCGTTGGGGGTTTACGATTGTGGGGGCCGTGGGTGACGGTTTTTCAACAGTAAAGGTCTTTGTTCCGTAATCCTTGAACTGTTTCAAATTGATTTGAACTTTTATGTCCATCCCTTCCCTTGCGTCATCAATGATTTGATAGTTTTCAAGGGAAACAGTCAAGTTTGTGTTGAACAGCTTTTTATCCTTCGGGGTTTTCCGGGTCACGATGAACTGAAAAGGTTTTTTGTTCATCAAGGCTTCCAGCTTGTTCAAATAATACCCCGCCGCATGATACCCGTCAGGATATTGGGCGAAGGGGTATTTCACATTGGGGAACAAGGTAATGAAACTGACAGTTGTCAAGCCGGGTGATTTCAGAATGGAAACTTCCCCGTCATTGATCAAGGTTGCCGTTTCATTTTTACCGTTGATCTGCGTTGTGATTTTTTCGGGCGCGATAGGAAGAAGTGTATTAGAAATATAAACGTCATACATTACGAATACACCCCTTCCGCAACCGCTTCAAGGCGTTCAGAAACCTTGTCGCCCAGATAATCAACAATGCCGTCCAAATCCATGTTGGATTTGATTTCGTTCGTGTTGTGCATTTCCACCTTGACTTCTGCCGTGGTGAAAGTGTTGATCACTTCACGTTCGGCCAATTCGCGGATTTTGCGAATATCAGCGTCAGAAATCTTGACGGCATCCTTCGCGTCATCCAAAAGCTGATCATTTTCAAGCCCAGCAAACAGGGCAATGTCAGACCATGCCGCCGTATTCCAAGCCTTGTTTGCGGTATTGACCACCTTTCCGATTGCCTGTTCAGCATCGTTCCGATTGTCAAGAATGCCGTTCACAAAGCCAATGCCCGTATTGTCACCGATTGCATAGGTCACACGGGACGGGGAATGAACCTGAAGGCTTGCCCGCAACGTGGAAATCACGCTGCTTGCAAGCGCCCGCGCCGCCGCTGCCGCCATGCCGGAACCCGAACGAATACCCGCCGCAATACCAGCGGCCACGTTGTAACCGATAGAAGAACCCGCCGCCTGATTCAGAATTCCACGCGCCGCCGCAAGTGTGGCGTTGGAAACCGTGGACATTGCCGCAACCACAACGCCGGAACCATTGGTGATACCCAAGGCCAAGCCTTGCGGAATGAAAATGCCTTGCGCCATCATCAGGGTTGACGGGGACGCAATGCCGAAGGCCGCTTGCAGGGCGGCAAGGGCATTGGCCGCAACCGTGCTGAACGGGGGTTCAATCAGGCCAGCGTTAGCCGTTACGCCGTCAGCCAAACCTTGAACCAGATATGACCCGAATTCATTGACGTTGCCGTTCGCTGCCGCCTGATCAAAGGCGTTTTTGAAATCCAGCGCTTCAACGATTCCGTCCAATGCGCCGTTCAGCGCCGTGAAATCAAGGTTCTGAAGAACCGATTCGTCTGAAATGATGGATTGCAGGAATCCGGCAAGAACGGGATTGTCAGAAATCGTCTGAACGTTCCCGGTCATATCGTCCATGACCTGTTTTTCAAGGCCGTTGATCATGGTCATCCAAGGCGTACCATTAGTCAATTCAGAAACGGCCTGTTCATAGGTTTTATCCAAATAACCCTGATCAATCAGGCCACGAAGAACCTGATCTTGCATTTCCCGATAGGGCGCATAATAGGCATCTTCCATTGCCTGTTGCTGTTCAGCCGTCATTCGTCCGTATGCGTCCAAATCTTCCGGCATGAACGAACCAAAATTATTCAGGAATTCCATTCCGGCAAGCAAATCATATTGTTCACTTGCCTTTTCCATAGCGGCCTTCGCTTCGGGGTATTGTGCCGCCATGCCGTTGAACAGTTCAGAAACCTTTTCAGCATACAAGGCCCGTTTGGTTGCAACCTCTTCATTCATGGCCGCTTCCATGACCTGATACTGACCGAAATATTCAGAACGTTCGGCATCGGTTGTGGCATTGGCGATTTTACTTTCAAGGTCACGCAGTTTGCCGGAATAATCAGCAATCGTCGCGTCAATGTCAGCGTTCGCCTTATTCGCTTCATAGCCCAGCGCCGAACCATACATGGTATTTGTACCATAGCCCAGCGCAACCGCCGAAGATGTATTTTCATATTCGGTGGAAATTTCAGGGTTTTTCAGTTGGTCAGCCGCTTCCTTGACTTTCTGAATCGCCGCAAGGGTTTCATTCACGGATTCTTCGTCAACCGTGATTTGAATGTCCTTCAGGCTTGCCCAAATCTGTTCTGCGTCCGTGGGAATGGATTCAATCGCCGCCGCAATTCCCGCGATTGCGCCCGCAATCAGCAGGGCAGGGCCAACGGGGGTTGTGGTCAGGAAAGTTCCGATCTTCGAAAATACTTCCCCAATCTTGCCCGCTTTTCCGGCAAGCTGTCCGATTTTGCTGATCATTTCAATGGCTTTTCCGGCAACCGTCAAACCGGGGCCAATCAGCGCGATTGCGCCCAACGCTTTTACAATCGCCGTCTGATCAGATTCAGACAGGGAATTGAACGCTTCCAGAATTTGATTCACTATGTCAAGGGCGGGTTGCAGGGCTTCAACCAAATTCTGACCGAAATCGGCCATTGTGTTATTCAGTTTGTTGCCCAGCATTTCATTTTGACTTTCCTGTGTGGCATAGCGTTTGGCAACCTCTTCAGCCATTGCGTTTGTTGCCGGGTCAAGGTTGTATTGACGATATGCTTCTTCCAACGCCGCTTCGAACAAGGCGCTGTTGCCGGACATGGCCGCAACAAGATTGGAAAGTCGAATTTCGGTCAAATCCATTTCGGCAAGCTGCGCCAGAACAGAATTTCCCGATTCAGGGTCAAGATTGCCCAGACCTTGAAAGAACCGCAACATGGACGTTGCCGCGCCTTCATCCCACGATTTCATAAACCCGGCCTGATCAAGACCCATGACTTCCGAAAACTGATCAAGGGCCAACCAGCTTGACGCAAGTTCATTCACCGCATCGGTGGTAATGCCCAGATCATCAGCAATGCCCACCAAATCTTCCTTTTTCATGGCGGCAAGGGCATTGGAAAAATCAAGGCCGCTGGAATACTCATAACCAGCCGCCGCAAGTCTTTCCTGCGCCTGACCGCCCACTTCTGCCGCAAGCTGCATTCGTTTCATCAGCTTTCCAGCGGCAGAACCGCCCGCTTCGGCATTGATACCCACAGCGGAAAGGGCGGCAGAAAAAGCAAGGATTTCCGGGGCGCTGAATCCGGCCAGATCAGCCGTTGCGCCCATGCGCGTTGCCATTGAAAGGATTTCAGCTTCGGTTGTGGCGAAGTTGTTACCCAAACCAACGATAACGCCGCCCACCCGGTCAACATTGGCCGTGGTCTTTTCGGTGAC